TGTTACATTATTAAATCTGTCAGTTGCAAATCCGCTTGTAGATGCTGCTACCGATGTTGGTTGTGTTGGTGTTCCAAAAATAAATTTAAGAACTCCATCTACGAATGTTACTGCGGTATTACTATCAAAATCTGCAACTTCAATTCCGGTAAGATTTTGAACACTATTAGTTACATAGTTAATGAAACCACTACTTGCACTCAAAGTTGCCAATGAAGCCGATACTGATGAACTTAAACTCGTAATTGATGCTGCACTTCCACTTAAAGTTGATGCAATTGAAGAACTTATAGAAGAAGATATTAAAGCTTGAGATGAAGATACTGATGCACTAACAATTGCAACTTCTATATCGGTTGCTATAACTGATAAAGAACTACTTAATGATGCACTTACAATATCAATAATAGATTGGGAAATAGAAGAACTTAAAGTATTTAAAGTTGCATTACTCGCGCTAAATGATGTTGCTACTGAAGAACTAAAATCACCAGTCACACTTGCTAAAGTTGCATTACTTGCCGAAAATGCTGTTGCTACTGAAGAACTAAATGTACTGATGTTACCTGTTAAGTTGATTGGAGTATTACCATCGTTTCCTAACAAATATAAAGTTCCACTACCACTATCGTAATAAGGAACTCCATTTACTAAACCACCATAAGTCGATGCTGGAAATACATTTGGTGCTGAACTACCAATTATAAATCTATTGGTAGCTTGAACTGAACCACTTTCAGTTGCTGCGAATATAATAGATGAACCATTTGATGAAGTAATATTAGATGAACCGGTTACAATTAAGATTTCTCCTTTTTGTAGAGAACCCGTAATTATCGATAATCTTTCTAATCTACCTCTTTTATGCTGTATTAATTGAGCCATCTATATTATTCTTAATTTACTTTATTATTTATAAGTATAACTTTTAATTATTTAAAATTCTCCTTGGTCAATAATATTTGAAGAAGTAAGATATACTTCCAAATCGGTTGCAAATGTATCTCCTAATGATGATGTGTATGAATGGAAAGATGCAGTTGTTGTATAAGATGTAGTTATGGCTCTTAAACTCGCACTTACTGATTGACTTAATGCGGTAACAGATAATGAACTTCCACTTAATGTTGCAGCAATTGAAGAACTTATAGAAGAAGATATTAAAACTTGTGATGCCGATAAAGAAGAACTTATTACTGCTACTTCTATATCCGTTGCTATATCACTATATCCAATTGTTCCACTAATGTATATTTGAGATGAACCCGATACAACTCCATCCGGTAAAACTGCTGCCACATTGTTTGTTATAATATTTACAATAGATTGTGATAACGATGATACCAATGATTGAGATACAATCGTATTTACCGATGCACTAAAATCCGTTCCTATTTCTGCGGATTGTTGTAATGCAGAACCACTCTCTATTTGTTTTAATCTTATTAAGTTTGCCATATCCTATAAATATCTTTTATTCTTTTAACTTACCCATAACATAAATATCATTTATAGTCACATTATCGTAATCTATGTATTGTTCATTTAAAGTTATTACTACATTATTTCCAACTTCTTTTATTGTATAGTTTCCCGGAATATGTAAACCAAATACTAATACTTCAAAATTATTAGGTGATGCTCCTTCTGTTCCGTAATCTAAACTGGCACTATATATCGTTAATGTATTTGCATTATTGTCAAACACATCAACATTTCTTTGTATATATCTTGCACTATGTTCTAATATCTCTTGATAAAACTCTGATATAATTGTTTTGTTATTTACAACTTTTATTGGATTTGGATTAGAACGGGTATATGATTGATATGAAGCCGATGATGGTAATTCTATATTTAACAAACTTCCTGTCAAATCAGTAGACACTAAATTATTAGGATTTATTTTTGGTATAATCCTATTCAGTTTTCTACTATTTGAATTAAATTGTTTAAGCATATTGTTCTATATCTCCTTTTATTTCAATATAATCATCATCATCCAAATTAAATTCAAAATTAGATTTTATAAATTTAATCAATAAACCACTTCCACCTTCTTCAACTATATAATCTCTTGCACTTATACTTTGTGTGTTAATATAAACTTGTAATCTATCTTGTGTAGTTCTGTATTCAATTTCTCTTAATATATCTACAAATCTCCAACCCGTAGCTTCAAAAATAAAATGAGTTGCGTTTGTTAAATCTTTTGGAGTTAAAACGGCTTTGCCAGGGTTTCTACTAATTTTTTGTGTTATATCTAAAAGGCTTCTTTTCATTATACATTTATGAATTTACCAGTTATAATAATTTCATCAGTTGAAGTTACATTAAATCCTAAATTAGCAGAAATAAAATTAATTGTTAAAGTATTTGAAGTACCTGTACACGTAAAATGTGTAGTTTGATAATATCTAACACCATTTATATAAACTTTAATATCATATGTTAAGCTATTTACTGTTAATCCAGCCGATATTACTGATTGTAATTGAGCAGGGGCTTCTATTAATTTAATACCTGTAAATGTTATAGTATTATTTGAAACGGGATTTTGTGCTTTACTATTATTTATTGAAAGAAAATCAATTAAATCTTTGTTATCATAATATGGTGATGGTGTTGTTAATAATCCTTCTAATCTACCATTTGCGGTTACATCTACTTCGGTTGATATAACAACTTTTCTAGTTGATATTGATTTTTTAGTTGTCAGTTCTCCGTCAAACTTTTCAGGAAGTAAATATGCTTTTACATTTAATGTAAATTCAACTCTATTAATTCTTTGAGTCCCTTCACCAACTTCATTTATAACATTATAATCGGATACTTGTGTTCTGAATTTAAATTTATCTTTATCTCCCCAATATGTTGATGCAAAGTTTAGTTGTTCAATTACTGAATTAAGTTGTTCTGTATAATCAGTCCAAACCATGCATTCATAGTTAACCTCAACATATTCAGGCATTACTATATTGAACAATTCATATTTTGGTTGGGTATTACCACCTAATGCTGTAAATCTATCGTATCTATTATTTTTTGAATATTTTGTTATAGTTGGATATGAAATGTGTCTATTTAACATAGGCATTGTTTCATCTTTTGCAATAGATGTTCTTCGTATCATCATAAGTGGTAATTGTATTTTACCCTTATTATCTCTATAAATACCATCTCTCCTTGCACCTTTCCATCTTTCCGAATTACCATATATAACAGGAATACTTATCGATTTACCATTATAATCTAATTTTGGTAAAGCAGTATCTTCCAAATAGGTCATCATAGCATAGTCTATATCAAAAAGACCTACACTTTTCTTAACATCCCCTTTTTCAGATTTTATTTCGTTTGCCCTATTTAAATCGGGTCTTAGTGGATTTGTAGACATATTAATTAATTCTTTCTTCTATGTTTAATACTGATTTATTTACCAAAAATGTAGAACATACTATACTAAAGCTATTATATGGTTGTCCTCCAACAAATTGTAGTTCATCTGTATTATCTATTTCATAATAACCACTATCAAAGAAAATTACATCACCAATTTCTGGATATGAGTTCTTTTCTTCACACATAAATCTATCTATTTTAAATTCTATATTTTGCATCTGATTTGGTCCAAATCCTTCATATGTAGAAGATTCACTTTCTTTGTTAATTAATGCATATAATTCAACACCTGGATGCCAAGTTTTATTAATAGATTCTCCATACAAATTTACTTTCGTTTCATTTAAGTTTATTTTAAATAAAACAATAGCATTTTGTATTACATCATCTACGATTTCTCTAGCTAATCCTTTAAAAAAAGCTACATCTCTCTCTGAAATAAATTTTGGCATATTATCCTACATATATTTTTAAAGGAACTTTTCTCAACATATCTTGCTGATGATTGGCTTCATCGTTTTTATTTGTCATCACATTTTTTCTACTTAATTCTTCTAAGTTTTCTCTTAATTGTGTTATCAACATATCTTTTTCGACTTGAGCCTCTGCTCTCAATGCTGCTCCATCTAAACTGATATCTGCATCTGGAATTGGAATAGATGAATATTTCTCTCTAATTGCACCTAATAATTCTTTAGATAATGCTAATGTATATTTTCTAACCCATTGTTTACCAACATCATTTATATTACTATATTGAATAAAATCATATGGAATATCAGAATAATCAGAAAGTGAATTCGCTTGAATAGTTTGAGAATCTTGTTCAAATGAATCTCTACTCATATAATCAAAATACAATCTAGTTGTACCAAATCCCTCTTTAGGTAAAGGAAATACTTCTATTACATTATTAACAATATTAAAACTATGATGTGATTTTCTAATATGGTCATTTAATTCAATCGCCTGAACTCTTAATGTATCTTCATACAATGGCATTAATAAGAATTGTGCAGAGGGTGAAAATTCTGCAAATCCCATTTCATCCATTAAATTTAATGTACCTTGTCCACCTACTGAATATGGGTCAAAAAATCTTTGAATTGCCGGAGTTGCCTCGTGATAAACCCTAGTTACATCTATTGTAGATGAACCACTAAATATAGTTGTAAATGAGCCAGATGTGTTTACATCCACAGATGCACTCATTAAATTATATTTTTGCTGACCTGGAATTAAATCAATATATGCTTTCTTAATAGCAATATTACCACCAACTTCTGCCAATGTACCATATTGTTGGGACATACGAACTATGGTTGGAAGAAATGAACCATCAACTAATGTTTGCGAATAATTACTCCTACCTCCAGCTGATTGCTTTTTCTGTCCTCTTAAAATATCTAAGTTGTTTCTAAGATTGAATTGATTTACTTGTGCTGAATATTCTGAAACAGATTCTTCGAAACAAGCATAAAATTGTGTATCAATTAATTCTACATCAACTACGGGATATCCTAATCGTGTTGCACACCACCCAGCCGTCTTTGGTCCATCGTTTTTAAAGTCGGTATCACTATCGTAAATACCAAATGGTGTTGAGCCCGATATAGCAGAACCACTGCCGGTCCATTTTAAATTTTGAGACATATTAATCCAATTATATTTACATATAAATATAGAAATAAAAAAAGAGTGGATATTTCTAACCACTCTTTCTTAGTTTACTTTATTTTATTTAAATTTTTGACAAAAAAAGAGGAGATATTTCTATCCCCTCTTTCCGATTATCCTAATCCGTTAAGATTAAAGAGTTTCTAAACCACCAATTACTACTTTACCGTAGAATTCTGGTCTTACTATTTTCTTAGCGTAACGAGTCATAACTCCTCTTCTTGGAGTGAAGTTAGTTGGGTCGTACACTAAAGGAGTCATAATCAATGGTACATAAGGTGCGTAAACTGCTCCAGTCTCGAAGAAGTTAGAACCTTTGAATCCCATTAATAATACGTTTTCAGTCATATAAGGGTTTTTGTAAACATCGTATCTATTTGAGATAGAACCGATATTAGTTACACCTGCAGAGAATGTTGTTGCATCTTTACCTGGGTTAGCAGAGAATCCGTTCATTGATTCTAAGATAGTTGCCACGTTTGGAGAACATACAACGAAGTTTGCTCCACCTCTCATTGTTAATTGGTGAATCTTGTTAGAAACTTTTTGTAATTTAATACCTAAAGTCTGGAACCAAGTATTCTTTTGGTATGCACCAGAAGAAACTGCATCAGAATCTACAGAGAATCCTGCACCATTCCAATCGTATCCAACTTTTGCTGACCAAAATTCAGTTGTGAAAGCGTTTTGTTGTAACATTTCTAAGATTTCTAAGTCGATTTCTAAAGAGATGTACTCACTTAACATTTGAGTCAATTCAGCTTCTGCATCTACAGAGTGGTATGCGTTCAAATCTTGTGCCAATTCAGGAGTCCAAATTGCTTTTAACTTACGAGTCTTAGCAACGATTGGTTCTGATTTCAATTCTAATTCAATCTCTGGGATTGCTAAGTTAGAACCTCTATCTTCAAAATCTCCACGAGTGATATCAGTAGGTTGTACATGATATGCTAAAGATACACCAAGATTTGCTAAGTTACTTAAACCGGTTGCAGTTGCAACAAATTCAACGTTAGAACCATTCTTAGTTGTATATTGTGGGTAGAAAGTTACAGAACCAGTAGTTGTTGTTGGTTCGAAAGCTCTAATACCATTAAAATCAGCATCAGCTGGTAATGCTACTACAACTTTTTTCAAAGTGTTAGCTGCATAAGATGCAGAAACTGTTGCGTTTGAAAAATCATAATCAATATCTCCTAAAGATGCTGATGCAAAAGTTGCAGCAATACCAGCAGTTGCGTTATTGATTGTGTATCCAAATCTACCTGCACCATACAAACCACCTTCAGCTACTTGAGTTGAACCTAATTTGTTACCTGCTGGTGATTGTGAATCTTTACCAAAAACTCCACCATTACCGAATAAAGATGAACCAGAGAAATCTGGGTTACCTGCTGCTGCAGTACCATATTTGAAGTCCATGTAGAATATAAGACCTGAAGGTAAGTTCATTGGTTGAACTGAAACGAATTCTTTCGCTGCAATAGAACCGAAGATTCTTCTTACCAAAGGTAATGCTACACCAGCCCACTCTTCAGAACCTGAAGATGTACCTGTACGAGTTGCCTCATCTAATAATTGTTTTGCTTGGTTTTCTAACATTACTGCCATACCATGCTTGGTTGTATCAGAACCTGCGTTCTCTAACAAACCTGTTTTTTCCCATTTAGCTTTCAAACCACGAGTTTGCTCAAGCATTACGCTTTGTGGGTTCGCGCCGTTCATTAATTTTTTTAAGTCCATTTTGGATTAATTTATTTTTTTTGTTAATTACTTAATAATACCTGCTAATTTCTTAAATCTATCAGAAATTTGAGCTGATTCAGAAATTACTGTTCTAGCTACTGCTGGCTTAGTAGATTTAACTACTTTACTAGCGATTCCTTCTTTGATTGTTTTCTTAGCGTTTTTGTTAATTGAAGTGTATTTGAAGTTCTCTGCTAATGTAGAGAATACCAATTTAACCTCTCTTACCGATTTTGTTCTATCTAACGTTTCGATAACTTTAATTTTTTGTTCGTTAGTCATATTATGAGCTCTGAACAATTTGTTAGCGAATAATAATTTTGCGTTTAACAAATTTACTTCGTTGATAGTTCTTTGTAATGATTTGATAGTGTTGTAAGCTTCTTCGATTTCCTTGTCTTTTTCGGTTTCTTCAGCTTCATCCATTTTCTCTTCATCGCCTTTCATATCAGCTTCCATTTCTCTTAAAATTTCTTCTAAGTCAACTTCGTCTGAGTCTGCTTCTTCATTAGTTACAACTACTTTAGGTGTTTCTCCTTTATCAGTACCTGCTTCAGAACCATCTGCTAAGTTTTCGTTAGCTGCGTATGGATTTTCTTCTTCAGATTCTTCTTCGGATACCTCTTCGTCATCTCCTAATTGAGCTTCTAATTCTCTGATGATAGCTTCTAAGTCCATGTCATCTTCTGATTCCTCATCAGCTTCCATGTCCATTGAATCACCACCCATTTCAGAATCCATGCCCATGTCATCCATGCCCATTTCATCTTCACCTTCTGCTTGTGCGAAAGGATTTTCTTCTTCTGAACCTGCTTCACCTTCTAATTCTGCTAATCTCGCTTTCAATTCTGCGATTTCTGCATCTTTTTCAGATGGTTCTGATTCCATACCCTCTTCTTCGTTGATGTCTGCTACTTTTTTGTAGTCGTCAACTTGTGCACCTGGCTCACCAGATGTTGTTTCAGTTGAACCGGCTTCAAATTCGGTATGTGCATCCAAAGTAGGATTAGATGTGCCTGAACCGATTCCTGTTGAATCTAATTCTTCATCTACTTGCTCTTCGTCGCCTTCCATTTCAGCTTCAGCTCTTAACTTTTGAGTTAACATAGACTGTAGTCTTGGTGTAAAGGCTTCTTCTAAAGCAAGCTTTGCGTTAGCTAATGCAGTTTCTTTAACCGCTTTAGCATCGGCGATTGCTTCTTTCAATAATTTTGAATTTGCCATTTTTAAATGATTTTTGTTCCTGTGAAGTTATTGTAATTGTGGAACTTCAATGATATTTTGCTGGTTGTTCGTTCACGCCTTATAGAGAAGGGTATTCATTAACCAACTAATTGTAATAAAAAAAATCCTATATAAGATAGGATATTCAGAAATAAATATATAAATTTTTTAGAAAACTAAAGAAATCAACTATTTTTATTAAAATAATTTTGTAATTTCTCTTTATGTACTGCATTTAACTTTTGAATTCTCTTAGAAACAGATAGTTTTTCAAATTCTTTTCTACTTCTAAGTTGTTCTATTTGCTTAACGCTTTTTACTTTATTTTTGTAAACTTTTAGTGCTCTTTCGATGTTTCCATCTTTTACATCAACAATCAACATAACTTTTAATGTTTGTGATGTCCTCCACAACCACAATCGTGATGTTTATTACATCCACAATTTGATTTACTCTCTCTTAAACCCAATCTCTGTCTCATAACATCTTCAGATACATCTGCTATTTCAAAATATCTATTTAATACATGTCCCATATCTTCATATAGTGCTTCCATTCTTTGTTCTTGTGCTTTTGCTTCCATTGATTCCGTTTGGAACTTCTCATGTAATGCTTTCAACTCTTTCATATTTCGTTTGATGGTAACTCTATCAAACCAATCACCACCTTCTCTCAAAGTATATTCTTGTGCTGCATCGGCAATACCACCCAATGTTTCAGCAATAGTTCTAATATCAGATTTTCTATTCATTTGTTCGCCAAACTGGCCAAATGTAGAAATAATTTCTAAGAAATGTTTTTTGATTTCAGTAGGAAGTTGTTGTAACTTATCTTCCTCATTTAGTAAATCTTTTAACCTTATCATATGCTATTTTTTTAAAATATCGTTTTTCTTAATTTTTGTAATAGCCTGCATTAATTGAGATTTATCCATACCTAATGCATCAATTATTTTAGCAATTACCAACTGCTCTTTTTTCTTTGTTAAATTGTACCCTTTAATTTGAGTAATCAATCTTTCTAAAAATCTATCTACTTGTGCTGGTAAATTTGTATCCATATCATCAATGGATTCTTTAACATTAATTTGTCTACCAGGTATTAAATTTATTAACTTTGCCATATTAGTTTAATTCTATTATAATTTCTCTCATTAAATCTTGTGAACGACACCATTTTCCACATTCTTCTGCAGCTTTAGCCCATTGCTTTGATTCATTCATTGGTGCCATAAATGCGCCATGCGTAGATGGGTTTGATACAAAATCCCATCCTACCAATTCAAAGTCCTCCTGAACCATTACAGTCCCGTCTGATAACTCTTTAACCGAACCTAGTCCTCTCGATGAAATTCCTAAACGAATATTGTTTTTTAATAGTTCTCTAAGGATATTTCCAGATGGAGTTGAAAGTATTTCTACTGTACCAACCACATCATCTCCATCCCAACCTATTTCTCTAATATTATGAGATACATTCTTTAAATTAATAACCGGAGAGTCTGGATGGTCTAATTCACCCAATGCTCTTCTTTCTTTAATAAGTTGTTCGTATTTCTTACACTCTCTTTCTAATATGTCTTTAGGATATCTTCTATTATTTTGATTTGGAGCACCTGCTCTTTGTAGGATTCCCTTAACTAAATAAGTTCCGTTATCTTGTTCTACAAGCTTAGCTTCAAACAAATGGGTCTCTATTAATAATCCTTTATTCATTTATTTTATATCTTTTTTTACCTTTTCTGTTGCTCTATCAGTTAATCCTTTATCTTCCCAAGCTTTTAATAAAGCTGTTTTTAAATAATTTGTTAACTCCGTTTCATCTAACTCACTATTTGTACTTTCCACCATTTTAATTATTAGTGTTTGTACATATCCCATTCTCACTATCTTATCTGCAACCCCATTATTTATTCCATCGTTACTATCCATTAATTTAGCTATATCATTCATAGCTTGTTTATTATTGGATATTGATTCTAATATTTTAGCAACGGCTTTTTTATATTTTTCGTTACCATTTACATAGTTTCCTACTTTTTTAGCTAATTCATAAATAAAATAGATAACTACTTTACCTAATATAGCTAAGGTTATAGTTGCAAGGATTCCTTCTATTACACCCTCACTAACTACTTTTTTTTTTTGGCTCCTTCATTTTTAGCTCTTAATGCTGCTAAATCTGAACCTTCAATCTCACCATCACCATCGGTATCAATCTTCTTTTGTCCCGCAGTTAATTCTGCTTCTCTAATTTTAAAAAACTTATTGAACTCATCTCTCACTACTTCGGCTTGGTCATTCTTTGTTTTGTTTTGTTTAAGAATATCTTCCAAACCATCTTTCATTTTAGAAATGTTGTTATTATATTTTTGCTTTAACATTCTAAAAATGTTTTTTGCCTGAATACGTGTGTTTTTCCACTCATCATATTCATTAATATTTTCATTATATCCTGATAATCTACCTTCCGATTTTGCTTTGTATGCCGTATCTACTGCATTAAAGAATTTTTTCTTTTCATCATCGCCCATTGAGTTGATATCCTTACCAGTCTTATCTAACATATGTTTAAATAATTGTTGGTAATCATTTTCTTCCTTTACTACTTGTCTAACAAGTTCTTTTAATTGAGCTATTTTCATTATTCTGAAATTTGTCTTATTTTTTGGTCTAATTTTAGTAATCGTTCCTTTATACTATAAATATGACTATTTGTTCTTTTCCAATAACTTTTATTATCTACCCCACTTTCGTTCTTAATTTTACCATACCAATTAAGAAATCTTTCCATTTCTGCTAATTGTTTATTGATATTAGATATGCCTCTACCAATCTTAGATTGTGCAGTAGATTCATCTCTTTTTAATTCTAACCAACGATTTTCGTTTATTGGATTCATTTTTTCATCTGATACCCAATATGCCGTTCCACCACCTATCGAATGGCGAAACATTTTTTCCATATCTTCGGCGTGTTTCTTTGCATCCTTAAATGAATTGAATACTTTTGGCTTATTGGTTGAACTAAATGTTTTTTTATCAAATTCTTTTTCCAACCCCTTACCCTGTCCTCTACCTTTGTTATAGGTTACATAGTATTTACCTTCTTTAACTACACTATATCCTGTTAAATCAGCTTGTCTTTTACCTTTAGTTTTCTCATCCTCACCTTTACCAAACGCAAATGGTGTGTTATATGGGCCAGCTGCATCTGAAGTGGTCATTTCATCTACTTTCAATTCGGCATCTTTATACATATCACCAACTTTAGCATCCAATTCTGCTGAAAGTTTTTTCTTTTGTGCGGTTAGAGCTTTAAGTTTTTGTACATATTGTTTTTCTTGCGGAGTTCCCTTAGATTGTTTATATCCTTCTAA